CAAGAATTATAAGTTAACCCTTTTCCTGTTTCTTTGTAAGCATTATCCCATTTTGCTAAAAAATGATTAAATACAAATCGACAGCACCCAAAGGTTTTATTAATCAACACTTCTTGCTGTTTGTTTGGATAGATACGAAATTTATATGCTTTATTGACTATCATGACTTTCACCTCCTTTTGTGTTATTATATACATAGTATATCATAATTGATATTAAATGTATATCATTTTTTAAGGGGTGAAAGCATGGAAAAGCAATCAGTTGTATTACGTTTTCCAAAAACTCTTTTAGAGAAAGTGGACAAATACAAAGAACAAAAAGGGTTTGGTACTCGCACACAAACCATTTTTCATCTGTTGCAAGTGGCTCTTGAACAGTCAGAACGTCAAGAAAAAGAAAGCAATTCATCTCCCACCTAAAGAGGTGGGAGTCTTCTTGCTTATTTTAGATAAATATCGTGATATACAAAATAGATTCCTAATTTTTCGAGTAGATCATCGTTCATTATTCCTTTTCTCCTTCCAGGATTGGTGAATTTCTGCACCTAATAACATGACCGCCCATAACATGACTAATACTGTTGCTACGTTGAGTAAGTCGCTCATATTAATATTCACACAATCTCACCCCTCGAATATTTTTTTAATAACCAACCGTCCTCTTTCATAGCTTGTACTATCGGTTTAAAATTCACCACAACTACCGTCACTTCGATGCCATCCACAAATCGAACAAATTCAGCAAACTCTTTATGGTTTAAGTGGTTAATCGATTTAACTTTTCGCTGATTTTTCTTAGTTGTAATAACCGGAATGCCGTGTTTATTACACTGGATCATGTACCTTCCACCTTTCGAACATCACTTTTGACGTTGTTTTTTGCGTTCTCTCCTAGCTTTCTTTAAATCTTCTAACTCAATCCAGCCACCATCTATTTTTGAATAGGTAATTAATTTCAGTTCAAATGGATACCGATATTCAAATAATTTCTTTTTGATTCTGAAATCCGGAGTTTCGAATCCTTTAATATCTACTACTTCAATCGTTCCATCTGCATAATGCACTTCAAAATCAGCAATGTAATGGATTGGTCTGATTCGTTTTCCGTTTTTGTCGAACCCTTCAAGCAGAAGGTATTTCTTCTGCAGAAGGAATTCGCTGACTACACCTTGTTTTTCAAGTTCTTTTAAATGTTCGTAGTATCTTGCTTCAATTTTAGAATCGAACTCTATTCCATCGATTGTTACTTTCTTGTTGTTGTATTTGTTAGTCACTCAATCACTCCTTTAAAATGGAAGGTCATCCTCATTCACTTCAATTGGTCCGTTGCTTTGTGCGAATGGATCATTATTTTGTTGTTGGAATTGTTGTTGATACACTTGACTGTATTGTTGTTGAGTAGGTTGTTGCGTCTGTTGCTGTGGTTGAGCATTACCTTGCGAGTTTCTTGATTCTAAAAATTGGATAGATTCAGCAATAACTTCTGTGGTATAAATTCGTTTTCCATCTTGCCCCTCAAAACTTCCCGTTTGAATACGTCCGATGATGCCTATTAAACTACCTTTCTTTTGAAAGTTTGATAGATTTTCAGCTACTTTTCTCCACGCAACACATTGGATAAAATCCGCTTCTTGTTCACCGTTTTGATTCTTGAATGTGCGATTTACCGCTAATGTGAATCTACAATTCGCTACTCCACTAGGAGTAAGTTTAAGTTCAGGATCTTTTGTTAATCTTCCAACCAATGTGACGTTATTTATCATGTTTTTCTTCCTCCAATGCTTTTACTGTAATTTTGTAAATCTTTTCGTAAGTCGGATTAAATTCAGTTAATCCTTTTGTAATTGCTTGAATTTCCTTCAATGCTTCAACTAGCTTTTCTTTATCCATGCAAATCACCCTTTCTCAAAAATCATTGCAGTTGCTGGAAATACCAACGTTTCATCTCTTAATTGTCGTAATGACTTGTATTTCTTGATGTCCTCAAACCAAAAACTATTATCTATTTTTGTAGTAATGTCGAATATCTTTGCTGGTAGTTTTCCAGTTTCGTTTAAGTAATGTCCTTTTGCTGATTCTTCGTCTTGAGCAAAGATAATCATGTGTCGTCTATTCCCCATCGGTACCGAATATAATTTAATAGGCTTTAGATTTAACTCATTTCGCTTCATCATCTCAGTAACTTCTTCGTGATTCACAATGTCCCAATCAATTCCGTTCACTAAATCCGTACCATTTACCACGCCGTTTTTGATGAGCCAATAAACCGAGTAGGCCATTCGTATTTCGTCAAAGCGGATCGCATCAGCCAGCAGTTCGTTGAACGTCAAATTCATCGGTGATGGCCCCTGTATATTTGTTGTATTTCGCTTTTATAATTCCCGTTTCACCTTCTCGGTTCTTGGCAATGATGATTTCTAGTGAATTATCATTTTCATCTTTCGTGTAGTACGCATCGCGATAAAGAAACATCACAACGTCTGCATCTTCTTCTATACTCCCTGATTCTCTCAAGTCTGATAAAATTGGTCTTTTATCATTTCGCTTTTCGACACTTCTTGAAAGTTGAGCCAATGATACGACTGGACAATTAAACTCTTTCGCAATTCCTTTTAACCCTTTCGATATATCCGATATTGCTAAGTGCATATTTCCTTTGTGGTCGTCCATCGGTTTAATCAGTGTTAAATAGTCAATAAACACCACAATATCTTTTCCAGGATTCTCATTTTTTACTTTTCGTATTTTCATTCGTATTTCTGATAATGTTTGTCCGCTTTTATCAAAAATCTCAATATTGGTTTCTGAAACTCTGCCAATCACTTGCATCCATACGGCTTTTTGTTGTTCCGTTAATCGTTCATACGTGTTTTTCATTTTGAATCGGTTATAATTTCCGGTCGATGCAATTAGGCGGTCACGAAGTTTTTCTGCGGACATTTCGAGCGAAAATACAATCGGGATGCAACCACTCCACCCAGCCTGTTTAGCAAGATGCAGCATGAAATCTGTTTTCCCCATCGATGGCCTTGCTGCAACAATAATCAAATCTGTTTTCTGTAACCCGCTTAAAGCATTTTGTAATTGAATCAACCCGACCTGAATACCTTTCGGCACCTCCCGTTTTTTCCACGGATCCTCTGCTACTTCTAAAACCAATTCCTTGATATTACTTCGGTCATCCACTCGATTGTCCGTTAAATCATCTAGCGCCTTGGTAATCCGTTCAATACTCCAATTTTCTTGTTTTGCAATTTCTAAGATGTTTTGTTTTTCTCGTTCTCTCCATCGCTCCAGCAATATATCCACATAACTATCAAACTTGTCCACATTTGCTAGATTTTGAATTTTATTTAGCTTTCCAGCTCCACCGTAACTTTGGTGGTCTGTCATGGTTATCAACGTCACTATGTCAATGACTAATCCTTTTTGTTGTAAATCTTTCATAGCGATTAATAGATTTCGGTTTTCGTGGTGTGCAAAATACTCAGGTTTTAACTCTGTGTCTGTGAGTAAATGTGGTTCTTTTAATATGGTTCCTAAAATCGATTCTTCTGTGAGCATTAACNTTCCCCCTTACTAAAATCGAGCGAGATAGGTTTATAAGTTGTTAAGGTTTCTTGTTGTGTGTTTTGCTTTAAATTTTGTTTCGCTTTATTCAGTCGTTCATCGAATTTGTTATTGAATAATGTAGATGGTCTCAAATAGGAATCTCCTAATTCGCCATTCCCAAAAGTTTTACCTTTCCATTCTCGGCAACAATATTCAATGACTGTTTTAAAATCATCTACGGTAAATCCTTCCTTCATTCGAGCGTTGATTAGTTCCCTAGTTTTCTTGGTAGTATGTCGATAATTCGCGTCAGCACATTCGTTTAGAAACTCAACGATCTCGACATAGTAATTCTTATTCTCATTATTATCATTATTATCATTATTGTTTGTGTTCACTTGTTGTTCATTTGATGTTCGTTTGATGTTCATTTGATGTTCATTCTGTTGGTAATTAGTCCAATTAGTTATTGTAACCACGCTGAATTTNGTTGTTTTTTTGATGTTCAACATTTCAAGTTTTTCGAATAAGTTCAACCATCTCCACAGTGTTATTGCTGAAACCTTATCACCCTTACTTGCACCCTTATTAAATTCTTCCGCCAATGCGTTTCTACCGGTCACAAATTGACCTGGGTACAACTTCACTACTTGATTTCCCACTAGTTGCTCGTGTTCTGCGTGCGATGCTTTTAATAAACAATGGATCCATAGTTTAAGCATGCCCGCATTAGAATAGATAGGGTTATCCATAATTTTTCTGTGTAAACTAATCCAACCGGACATGCACTAACCTCCTATTCTAATGTGGATAGATATTCAATAACCTTACTTGCTTCTTGTGAAGTCAATTCTTTGGTTGATTTATTATTAATACCTAAATGAGCTACGGCGCTTTGATAAACTTGAGCTTGTTCTACACCTGACGCTTTAGCGATATTGTTTGTCTTAGCACCAATCGCCTTTATTTGAGCAGGGGTAATCATTCTTGGTTGAGTTGGTTTGTATTGTGTTTTAGGTTGACTATCACCGAATGTAGCGTTATTACCGTCGTCATCTTCATCTGACGTAATCCCAAACACCGCTGATAAGCTATAACGTTTTAAATACGTGATAACACTTCCTGTCGCTTGCGGATCTTGTTTTGCTGGTTGTGCAAATATTGGTTCTGTTTCAATCCACTCTCCGCTTGAGTGCATTAGAATTGTAACTACCCCAACTTTATTATCTTGATTTACTGGATATTGAATGAAAGACAATCCGTGTTTTGGTGC